ACCATGTGGTGTTTGGAGCCGTTATCAGGTATATAACTTTGAAGGGGGTTGGATAATTTAGTATAAGCAGAACTTCCGTATGCTCCTGGCCGTGCGGGCGTTACAGCTGAATGGGAGAGAAGGGAACCTTGCCGTTCTGTGCGTGGTGGTGCAGTAGATGCGGATGATTCTATAATAGGCGGTTCTAAAATGGAAACATGAGGAGCAGCAAGAGATGCTAATGTGGGTAATTCTTGTTTTGGAGAGGGAGGTGGAGATGCTCGTGGCGGAATGGTGGATGTACCGTCGGACCAGTATGGCGTAGATACGCCAGAGGTGATCCGTTGTATTCGTGGAGGACTGGACATTCCGTCTTACTTGGGCTTTTTAGAAAAAAGCCCCCAAAAATCCTAGCACTTTTTAGGAAAAAGTGCCCAAAAATCCTAGCACTTTTAAAAAAAGTCCAAAATTCTTGATGCGTTTTTTACATATAAAAATTATTATTGTAAGAGCATGAATAGTTCACCTTTAAATAATATGTAATAAAATCGGTATTATTTTTGCATTTTCTTGGCATTTTATTTGTATCTATTCCTTAGTCATGTACTTACATATCAAATAAGAACGTTCCAATTTTATCAGACGTTCTTATTTTATTCATTACCTATGTATCTGGGCTAACTTTTTTAGAGGTACAACATCGTGTATAGCATGATTGATGATGCTGAACAATTTCATTCTTAAATCCTTCTTCTAATGCATGAACACGACTTGGTGTTGTATGTATTGCATTAAATACATTTGTAGTATAAATAAGTGAATATAAATTACGAATAGTCTTAGGGAGCATAAATTGATTGGCATCTTTTATTTCTTTCATTTTGGTTTCAATCTCCAGCATTATTTCTCCAAAATCTTTTCCCTCTTTTGTTGCAATTCCAAATAGAAATTTTCCTGCATGAAATTCACAAAGGTTCTGCAATCGTTCAAACTGAAAGGCGGAACAACGATGTGCTTCGCATTTTGCATCCAGTTTTAAATACGAAATAATAGCAAGTACACACGAATTAAATGCGGACAATGTGGCTAATAACACGGCACCATACATCCAATCATGTAATGCACTTGAAATAACAGTACAGACTGCTGAATTTAGAATAGCAGGTAACATTAACATATTAAGACGCCGTTCACAGTGTGATTTTGCTTCCATGTATAATACTTTTTGACCTTTCATGAATAAGGCAATAACATGAAGTGCTTCTGCAGGAGATATGGTTAGAACCGGAATAGAAGCCTCTGTTGTAGTTGTTGTAGCAGAAGGCACCTCCATTATTACAGTGTCTTTTGGTTTACCAGTCATCTATGATGTGCTTATTTTAGGGCTTTTTTAAAAAGCCCATCACATAACATCATCAAGTGACATATGCCCATTGCAGCAACATTGCCATCCATCCTCTTGTGTGAAGATGTATAAATAAGGAATGGTATGATCATGGTGCCATTCATTTTCAAACTCCCAACGATTTGAAGCAAACTCCATGGGCGAGGAATGTTGTTCCATGGGCGTATCTTTGAATTGGAGGGAAACAATTCCACCAGCACGTATCAAGGCATCTACGCTTTCTCGGGTGGTATAGTCTTTTTTCAAAATGGGAACCATATGACGAAGGTATCCGTCAAAATGACAAAAAATATAGCGAACGGAACCGTCAGGATCTTCAATTGCAATGTAACAGTGAGTGCCCATTTGTAATGAATGTAATATATTAAAAAAAGTTTAAACTCATATTGCGGGGTTGCTGCGCTTACGCCCCCGCACGGCGGAGTTATTGCCCAAAGGGCAATAATGACGTTCTTTCTTAAAAAGTGCAGATATCATCAAGCGACATATGTCCATTGCAGCAACATTTCCATACGTCATCATGTGTAAAGATATATAAATAGGAAACGACATGATTATGGTGCCATTCATTTTCAAACTCCCAACGGGTTGAAGCGACCCCTATAGTGGGGTAGCGGTGTTCCATGGGTGTATCTTTGAATTGGAGGGAAACCATTCCACCAGCACGTATCAAGGCGTCTACGCTTTCTCGGGTGGTGTAATCTTTTTTCAAAATTGGAGCCATATGACGAGGATATCCATTAAACTGACAAAAAATATAGCGAAAAGAGCCGTCAGAATCTTCAATTGCAATGTGACAGTGAGTGCTCATTTATAATTAATTTAATATACTAAAACAAGTTTAAACTCACTTTTTTCTAAAAATCCATTACACGATATCGGTGCACCGCAGGTGCACTTTTTGCGCACTTTGCGGGGGTCCGCCCCCGCACGGCGGAGTTATTGCCCTTTGGGCAATAATGACGTTCTTTCTTAAAAAGCACTTTTCTTCATCCACTTCCCAAACTGAATACCCATCTGCTCCTGCACATCTGTTACCGATCCCTTCGCCAAGAGCAGAACCCACGATTTCAGATCTGAAACATGCGCCAAATGCTGCGTTTCACCCGATAACAATAGTTCCTGCTGAAATTCAACCAGACAACATTCCTTGGGTAACGCCCAGATACTTGCCGCCATGGCATTTTCAGGCAGCCCATACATAATGCAGAGAGAGCATCCCATGAATGCATCGTATACGCCATAATCGGTCGGCCGAACAAATCGTATCGTCCACCCCTTACTTTGTAGCAATAAAGATGGCAACAAATGAGTGGTAAAGGCCGCCTCGGTCAAGACATCATCCAGAATCACCACGCATGTTTTTCGGGCAGGGTAGGTAATCCAGGAATAGTGGGAGCGCAAGAGGGCAACGTCTTCACGCCCGAGTTCAGAAGAGGCGGGCCCAGGCAAATAGCCAACCACCTCAGAAGCCCAACAGGCAGTATTTTCTTCAAAGGGGAGATGTGCCCCCAATTGTTTAGGAATATATGGTTTGAGTGCGGTAGGAACCCAGTAGGATGCATCAGGATGTGAAAGAAGTAGCCGCATAACACGAGACAAATAATAGGTAATATAGGTGGCGGGATGTTGAAAGATGCGTGTATCTGCAATAGGAATTGCCAGCATTTTCTTACAAGATTGCAGTGGAGTAAAGATGTCTACTGCAGAGTTCTTCCACAAATTAAAGCGATCCTCTTCGCTGTGTTTTCCCATGTAAATGGTATGTAAATCGTAGACAAGGCCATTTGCAGTGACACCGCACCCATTAATCCATTTGTAAACAGGAATCGCAGGTTCAAAATAGTAGTTTTCCACGGTGGGTTCCCACTTATACCGCCCCTCTTTCTCCAACATAGTGCAATACGTAATCTCATTAGACATGGACGAGCTCTGAATGGTAAACTCCACCGATTCATTGCAGAGATGGGTAACATCGCCTGTAGGTGCAACTTCTTGTTTAGTAGTAATTAAGTATGTAGGCACCATATTGATATACACAGGTGCACGGATGTAATCCTTCTTATCATATGTACGACCATCCGAATTATGCAAGTGAAATGTCTTAAAGGTAAGGGCAGGATTAGATAATAAAAATCGTTGTTTGAGCATGTGACCTGCAAAGGCATTATCGCATCCTGCTTGACCGAGCTGGAATTGAAAGGGCTTGTAGTCCCATGACCGACTTTTGATGGAATCAGACAGGACAATCCAGGTATCCTGAGAATCGGCACGAGGGCCAAATAGGACTGCCTTTTCAGGGCCAGTTCCCACATCGTCCCAACGTAGAAGAGCCAACAGACGATCCGCCATGTTGATCCGCCATAAATCTAGAAGAGATTCGCCAAAGTAAATATCAGAATTGCAGAGAATGGCAAAGACATTAGAAGGAACCGTCGTGGCGACATACTTCAAAAAATCGGAATACATGAGTCGTTTTCCGATTACAACTTGCTTAATCTTTTGAGCACCAGGAAAGGAGGACCATTCCTTGGAATAATCCATCTCGTTCAGCAACACAATCTGATCCACGTAGGGGCATGCGCAGTTTCGCCGCAAGCATTCTTTGAGCTCCTGAAAGCGACTCTTAGAAGAATGAACAAAAAACTGGGTTACCATCCAGATTTGTTGGGGTACAATATTGTATTCCAGGGAAAGAACGGACTTCATCTGCTTTGACCGTTCATCCTGAATACCAACACCATCTACCAAGCGATAATAACGATGAAGGAGTGCAAAGATTGCAATGGCATCTGCGTCCGTCCCATCCCATGCAGACTGTAAGAAGGGATAACTTGACATCATATCGTTGAGATTAAGGATATTATCAAAGTTTTCCACCCAGAAGTCTAGGGGTTTTTTGGAAAGAAGCTCCTGTGTGAGAAAGATCATGGCCACCGATTTGGAGATGGAATAGAGTTCATCTACAAAGGTGTCAAAGGAATCCGCAGAACAGGTGGTGAGAATGATGCCGACAACCTTGGATTTCTTTGCCCACTTGCGATAATCTGCTAAACTGGTTACTACGCTATCCCAGCGACTCCATAGCGGATTTGATTTCTGATTCTGTAGCCAAATAAGAGTACGTTGATTGCGCACAGTGGGCGCATTCAGCGTCATTAACTTAGGGCTAGATGCCTGAGGAAGATTATTCATTTGAGAGGATATCAATGGAATACTTTAGATCCTTCGTAGGCGAAGCCTACGAGGTAACGTCTTCATTGAAGACAGGATCCTTCACAACCCTGCTGAGAAGGAGTTTACATAAATGTCATATTGGACCGATTCTTCATGGAATAAATACTGCACGTTTCTACAAGGAGTCCATTTGCCCAGACACCATAATTCATATGTTCATCTGTATGTTCTAGGGCAAAATGCCAAATGGTATAGGTTCCTTCAGAACACCAGGGTACCGCTCGTTCATCAATGCATGCCATGAGTCGTGCCTTGCCCTCTGTAATGTAAATATTACCCATGACTTCCCGTGTAGTTTCCCGTTGTTTATCAGTGAATCGTTGTACTAATATAGAGTGACCGCCAGTAATATATAAATCATCGGTAAGTTCGGGATAGGCAGAAGGTGAGCACTGATAGAGACGACTTTGGCTGCGCTCAGTATCTGTGGGATTTTTAAGGGAGGAGTTTCCTAGTAGAACAACGGCCTTGTATCCACTGCTAAGGGTTTTAACGAGTGTCCCCACTTTCATGTCTTGAATAGGTAAATAAGTATCTTTTTCATCCACCTTGCAGAGAATGGTACTACCTTCTAAGAAGCAGGTGATGTTAGGATAGAGAAAGTAGGTTCCTCCTGTGGTTAAGGTGGTGCCTGCCGCATATACATCGCTTTGAGAGGATGAGCCTGTACTGTTAGAGGCAATTCTCCAACTACTAAATCCTCCTATGGTATTAACGGTATAGGAGGTAGATGAGTTGGCGAGTTGACTGACATCATTTAGCGCATGTGCTTCGGATCCATAATAGACTAAAAATACGGGATAAAGACAATACTGTCCGAAACCATCGCCAGGATTATACCCATCTGTAGGTAAGTCCTCATTAAGTGTATAAGGTGTACTGTTATATCCCGTACTAATGGTATGAGTAGGGTCCACCGACCATGCAACATATCCATTTACGTTACTAATATAAAATGCAGTGTTCTGAAAAATAATATTTGTGAGATTTTGCGCATCGTATTGAGTGGGAAAATAATTCAACGATTGTAGCGTAATACCAACAGGATCAGCAGACTCGCTCATGGGCCCGAGCAAGAGACGAGGTCCTGTTCCAACTGTTTTGTGGGAGAGTCCTTCATCAAATACAAATGCAGTATTTGCAGTGATGGGATAGGATTTGTCTCCGATAATAAATTCACCAGTGCTATCATTTAGATAGACAAGGAATGTTTTTGTAAATGATGTGGAGCCTGTATCCATATGAGCAGGTGTATCGCCTGTCATCCATCTCATGGGGATTTTTGTGACGTGTGAAAGATGTACTCCAAGAGGGGAAAGAGCAGAGCGGATAGAATCCGTAAGTTCAATAAAAAACGGACCGGATGGAGACGCTTTTGCCTTGAGAACATCAGGATGTTGATGTAAATAAAGGAGATCTTGAGGAGAAAAGATGGTAGGAAAGATGGAAGCCATTCTAAAAAGCGACTCAAAAATAATATGCATGTAAAGAAGATGTCACTGCAAGGTCTACCTGAAAATACACAGGTGTGTCCTTTACCGCCATATAATGCAACCAATTTCAATAGCGCCAATTCAACGATTTTTCAGACGCTACAGGGCTTTGCGCAATCACAGCCGCAGTATCCGCTTCCAGTGGGATCCGATGCCTATCAGGTATATCAAAATCGTGCAAATGTATCGTATTTTAATGGGATCAATATGCAGACCTTAGCTATTAAAAATCAGAACAATGCCAATGGTACAGCAATTCCGTATCCGCAGTTCCGAACGGAAGCGGAGCGAATAAAGTATCGCCAGGGACAGGCTACTACGTCGGCTAGAACGCAGATTTCGGGTCTGAATCCTGCGGCTCCGATGGGGGTTCCGCTGTCTACGAATTATCAGATCATCAACAGCGCTTTTTAGAAAAAAGCGCCCAAAAAGTGGCACTGCGTGCCACTAAATACTAAAAATAAGTACGTTATACTGTTTTTTGCCAATTACAAATATAACTTTCCCAATGATCACCATTATTACTTTCTGCAATACAAGAGTCTATGTTATAGTGTTTGGCATGGAATGCATTACGTAATTCCGAAATGTTAACATATTTTAATGTGACATGCTTATTTTTGTATAGTTGTGGGATAATATGCAGTAATTTAATTGCTCGTTTGGGCCCATTTCCAATGATATAGACCTTATCAATCACTATATTATTATATCTGCATATAGCGGATGTAATATCATATGTGGCAAGCATTCCAATGCCATATATGTTATTACAAATGGAATGTACCATTATCAAAATTTCATCAAATGATTTATCTGAATACGTTTTCAAGGTAGCTTCTTGAAATTCAGGTCTTGAAAGAATGTCAGTACGTAATACCTTTTTCCATCGGCAATGATGAATGGCTTCTTGAAATATACGCTCTGTAGGTGTATTTATTTTACATGCACGATTTACAATGCATGCCATGGCTGATGTATTACTATATCAA